TGTTATTCATATTGTTATTCATATTGTTATCCATATTGTTATTCATATTGTTATTCATATTGTTATTCATATTGTTATTCATATTGTTATCCATATTGTTATTCATATTGTTATCCATATTGTTATCCATATTGTTATTCATATTGTTATTCATATTGTTATTCATATTGTTATTCATATTGTTATCCATATTATTGTTTGTCTTCATATTTGGTGTCGTTAATTTGCGGAGTTGTTCCATGGGACCAGATTGTTCGATCATAAGACCGACGAGTTTTTTAGCATAGGTAAGATATTTAACTTGCGAATTCAGTCGTTCGAGTGATTTTCCACGAATATCAGCATTCTTCAATTTATTGTCTATTAAGTTCAACATATTGTCAATACGATTAAGAGATTCATTATATTTATTAACCCCATTACTATTGTTCTCTAAACCCTCTGTTGTATTACTACTCTTAAATAAACATGCAATCACAATTAATATTAACAGAATAATTGCCAAATATTTCATTATTGTATAGTTTATCGGTATAAAATATATTATTATTATTATATTTTATTGGCATGCAATGTGTAATGCACCATTGAACTAACAAACTATTAGATCAAATTCTTCAATGCTTTGGGAATTTTCTTGTGTTTTTTATAAAGTGCTAATATTTCGTCATTTTTAGTAGATATTATTTTACCTACTGATTCAGCACTAACTATTATGTTTTTTTTCTTTAGTAAATATTCTACAAATTCTTTGTATTGTGTATTAGAATACCACTTATTCTGTGAAAAAATATGTAATATGCTATCACCGTCTTCATTTTTCACATTTATATCAAATTTTGGATTATAGACAATTTCACGTATCTTATTAACTTTATACAATATTTGATCTTTATCGGTGATCGCAACTATGCTAGTATATCGAAATACTTCATGACTATCAAACGGCATAATCTTTTTACAAGTGTCATTGATGTCGGATCTGCAAATGGGGCATTGAGGTTTTACTAACGTCTTTTGACTTATGCACCAACCAGTCAAACATTTTTTATGAAAATTATGTTTACATTTTGTTTTTATATTCCCAGAAATGATTCTATCTAAACATATAGCACATGTATTGTCTAAAACACTTTCACAATTACCGGTCTTTTTGTTTTTACGGGTACCCTTTTTACAACGACTTCGTTTTTGAGTAGACATATATACATTATTGAAGATTAAAAAAGCAATTGTGCGTTAACTGTATTCAAATCTATGGATTTTTTTTACGAGATTTACAGCGTTTTGACTTCGTTTTATTCTTATTACTTGACTTTATTCTGCTGGTTGTTCCTCCTCTTACCTTATTTGGTTTGTCCGAATCAGAACGCGTATGTATATTATTAATATAGTGTTTCCCCCGCTTGTTGGCGGTACGTTCTAAATTAAGATATCCTTCGTTTCCTAATTCTTTCCCTTTGCCTTGGGCTTTCCATTTGCCTGGTTCTTTCCCTTGTTTGGAAATTTTTTTCCCTCCGTTTATTGAAAATAGATTTATTATACTTTTAAACATTGATATATATAATATTGAAGATTTAAAACGCGGAGATTATAAGATTACCACGTATTTTTTGATTCTATATCGGTCAGCGGTAAAAAATTGAAAATAGGTAAGATATAACAATAAAAAGAATATACCAAGTACTTATATACTCAAAAATGATTATACCCGTTAAATGTTTTACATGTGGAAACGTATTAGCAGACAAATATCGATATTACCAACAGGAAGTTCGTCGAATTAAAACAACAAAGGGACTTTCTACCGAAAAGGTAGTATATTTAACAAAAACAAATGTAGAAAAAACAACTGAAGGAGAAGTATTAGATGATTTAGGATTAACAAATGTATGTTGTCGTAGACATATGCTAACACACGTCGATATAGAGTAAATAAAAAAGGTCGAATAAAAATGGTTAACTTATTATATTGAATTGTTTATTTTCTATTTTTTAATCCCATATCTACCATGAATCAATCCACGTATTGTACTACTGTCACCTATTCGTAATGAATATTGTTGTCGAATAAGCAACATTTTCGTAAGCAACACCTTTGTATCATACTTTTTCACTTTTTGTTTTATTACCTTGTCCGCAGGTATAAAATATTTCCAATAATATACTGATTTATCATTTTCAGTGGTCGGATTAATTCTGTCGGTCAGGGTATGGAACCATGATTCTGATATTTCATCGCCATTGACATACTTTGTTACATTAGTGAATCTTGATAAATAGTATCCGTCCACAAGTTCGCTATATGTACCTTTATACTTATCGATAAGCCCATTTGGTCCATATGACTCAATATAGTATTCAGAGCCATGTATCAACGTGGATTGGGGTATTTGTATCATAATTAAGTGTTGGATTAGTAAACATGTATAATAATAAATCAATTTTATATTTTATTATTGTTATAATATATAAGTATGGTTCAAACCAAAAAACGTACAACGATGCGAGCCCTAAAGAAGTCGCGTAATACTAAAAAAACTAGGGGCACTCGTTATAATAAGCGTAAACATAATAGGAAACCTATGGGTAAGAAAAGAAGAACAAGAAGAACAAATAAAAGAATGTACGGTGGTAGTGCTACAGATATAATTTCTTCGTTTGGAACAAATGAGGGGGCAAATACATTGGGCGTTGTCTCCGGTCAAACTAACAACGTTTCGCCAAATGTATACGTTCAACCCATCGTTAATCAAAACATCGGTTTTATATAATTTTTATATTTTCTAATTATATAAACAATACTATGATTGGATTAAAAGATTTATGTACGCCATCGTATGTATATTTAGTAATCTCAATTTTTGCTCTTTTGATTATCGGTGCACAAAATATTGGAAATGTAGATACATATTGTATTGGTTCATATAAATGCGATGTAACCAGTACATATATCGTGTTTATTGTCAAAGTTTTTTATATTTTATTTTGGACCTGGATCTTAAATATTATGTGTAAAAATGGTTCGACTAATATTGCTTGGTTACTAGTATTATTGCCATTTGTATTACTATTTATTATGTTGGGTATGTTTATTTTATCATCAGTACCCACGCTGAAACTAGTATAGTTTTTCAAATATATAATACATACTATTGATTTTATATTTTAATTGTAAAATATAAAGCATATGACATATACAATACAATGAATAAAGAAACACTTAATATGTTAATGTATACACATCGCATACCATATTATGTCATTCATAAACATATAATCCCATATACATATTTACCTCAGCCCAAAGCCCTTTTACGAGATATTCGGAATTATATACAGGATATAAATTTAATAGAAAGTGTTTATCTAACGCAATATAATGAATTTATACTATTGTCAGATCTTTTTCTTTTTCACGGTTTCAATTACACTATGAGTGATATTAGTACTAATTTGGCGTCATTATTTAAACGCCATGTTGTATTCCAAAATAAAAAACACATAGAACTGTACCCATATTTGAGATCAATGAATGTATCAAATAGACGACACTCAACTGTTAAATTTATATGGGGATTAATGTCTCCCGAAGAGAGAAATACGTTCATTAACGACTATTTATTAGACAACATGACGGTTTAATAAAATTGAAATTATATCAAAACTATAATATATATAAAATAATAGTTATATAATTTATAACAATGAACCCTACAATCGCAAGTATCTCCGAAACGAATGACGTATATAAATTCACATTGTCTGATTTAAATGTGAGTTTAGCAAATGCTGTTCGTCGAACTATTTTATCAGATATACCAACCGTTGTTTTTGACGCTGACGATAGCGAACAATGTATCGTTCATATTAACACATGTAGGCTCCATAATGAAATATTAAAGCATAGACTTAGTTGTATACCCATTCACATAGATGAATTAGACCTTCTTCCTGGTAACTATATCATGGAATTAGATATAACCAATGATACGGACAATATGATTATTGTTACAAGCGAAGATTTCAAAATTAAAAATAAAACATCAAATAATTACTTAACCAAGGACGAAACTCGTAAAATATTCCCAGCCTCGCCAATTACAAATATGTTTATAGATTTCGCACGACTAAGACCTAAAATCGGTTCGTCAATTCACGGAGAACAACTCAAATTATCATGCGAATTTACAATCCGTACTGCAAAGGATAACAGTGCGTTTAACGTTGTTTCGAAATGTGCGTATGGAAATACAGTTGATGCGATTAAGGCAAAGGAAAATTGGAAACATGTAGAAGATCGCCTTAACTCTGAAGATGCTACTCGAGATGAAATTGACTTTCAAAAAAAAAATTACTATTTATTAGACGCGCAAAGATCATTCATCGAAAATAGTTTTGATTTTGTAATTCAGACGGTTGGTGTATATGAAAATAAAGACGTTGTAAAAAAGGCATGTGTTGCGCTACAGAACAAATTAGTAGAGTTCGTTCAAAATGTGGAATCTAATTTGATCCCGATCAATATAAGTGAAACCACGATGGATAATTGTTATGATATTATTTTAGAAAATGAAGATTATACGTTAGGTAAAACTCTTGAATACATACTATACGAGAAATATTATAAGGGTGAGAAAATATTGACATATTGCGGGTTTAAAAAGTTTCATCCACATGATGAAGACAGTACACTACGACTTGCCTTTTCACAAACAATTGACAAAAACATGGTCGGACAATATATGAAGAATGTCGCGATAGATGCAAAGGATATATTTAAAAAGATTCATGGGTTGTTTTAATTCACAAAAATGGAATGAGATAAAAAATGACTTTCGTACCTATTTTATGCCATATTTTTTATTTATTTGAAATAGGTTTACGTCGTACAAGTGTTGATATATTATTTTTACGATAATTAGCATAACTAAATGTGTATACACTGGTACTATATGCACGAATAATTAATACGTTCATGACATTTACATTGTTAAATAGTTGATTCGATTTACTTGGAAGATTGTCTTCATTCAGGTCAAGTTCCGCAAATGCGTCCGATGTTAAGTCATTCAATGAATAACATACCGATGTAGAGCGTTTCATTATTGGGAGTTATTAGATATACTTATATATGTTTGATATTATTACATATACGGGTTAAAGTAAATCAATTTTATAAAACGGGCGTATAAAATTGATATTGGGTAAACATACTTATTTACATGCAGTTAATAAGTATGAACTTTTTAAGATATTTCTCCTGTTTTTGTGGTGGCAGTACTAATACTGACTATCTATTATCTCCTGAAAATCAAGAAATACATGATACAATAAAGGACATTGAATATAGTAATACAGTTCCATTTATGCCTCCTATTCAGTATGGTAAGGTTATTAAAGTGTATGACGGAGATACAATTACTATTGCGTCACTGTTGCCCAATACAGTTTCTCCAATTTATCGGTTCTCGGTCAGATTGAACGGAATAGACACCCCTGAAATAAAGGGTAAAACAAAGAGCGAACATGAAATGGCAATTCGTGCCCGTGATTTATTACACGATAAAATCTATGGTGAAATGGTTGAACTAAAAAATGTTGGCAATGAAAAATACGGACGTATATTAGCAGATGTATACTTACATAATGAGAATATCAATCAATGGTTAATTAACGAACATATTGCTGTACCATATGATGGGGGGAAGAAACAGACATGGACTAATAATTGGGGTCAATAGAAAATTGAAAGCATGGAATATATAAGGACCACGCTATAACTATTATACATAATCAATATGGAACGCAGACTTAATACTAAATTTGAAGATTATATAACGTCTTTTAAAAAT